CGATTTCCCGCAACCCGGCAAGGAAGCTCGCATCTACCACGCGCAGGACACCCATGTGCAATGGCTTTGGGACAACGCCGCCAACACCTACCGACTCATGCTCGAAACCATCGACTGCGGAGCCTTTTAACTTTCCCCATGAACACCAAACCAACCCGTCAGTTTTGACTGATACCAAACCAACAACCAAATACATCAAATGCCCAATCCAATACTGAAAATTAAACGCGGAAGTGGCTCGCCACAAAGTCTTTCCGCAGGTGAACTCGCAATCGACACACTCAACAAAAGCCTGTTCGTAGGAACAGCAGACGGCCCGCTCGTTATCGGCGGTGAAAATGTCTTTGCTAAAAAGACTTACGCTGACGCATCCGTAGCAGCAGAGGCCGCGCTTCGCTCCGCAGCGGACGCCACCTTGACCACAAATCTCGCAACCGAGGTTTCGGATCGTGCTTCTGCCGTCTCCGCAGCCGCCGCGACCGCCGCGAGCAACCTCGCCACGGAAACTGCCGCAAGACAAGCCGGTGACGCCACATTGACCACGAACCTCGCTTCGGAAGTCACACGGGCGCAAGCTGCTGAAGGCACTCTCTCGACTAACCTCGCTGGAGAAATTTCGCGTGCCACCGCAGCCGAGCAAGCCCTCGGAACTCGCATCGACAATGTATTGAGCAACACCACGGCAGGATCGCTTGATTCGCTAACGGAAGTGGTCTCGGCCTTCCAAGCCGCAGATTCCAGCCTCAACGGAGCCATCACCAGCCTCGCTTCCACAGCCTCCACCGGCCTGCAAAACGAGGTTACCCGTGCCACCGCAGCGGAATCGGCATTGGGAGTTCGTATCGATGGAACCGTCTCAGCGGCCAGCGCCTTGGCCTCGCGGGTTTCCGCAGCCGAGAGCGATATTAACACCCTCGAAAGCGACTTGTCCGCAGAGATCACAAATCGCTCCAATGCAGTTTCTTCGGAGGCTTCGACCCGTGCTTCGGCTGATACCAGCTTGGGCAATCGAATCACCGCTTTGGAAACAAGCATTGATGGTGGAACTTATTGATATTCAATAACCAAGCCCGCCGAAGTCCAATCCCTCGGCGGCAACCCTCTCTATAGATGGCCAACCCAACAATCATTCCGAAACGCAGCACGGTCGCCGGGAAAATTCCCACCGATCTTGCGCTGGGCGAGGTGTGCATCAACCACACCGACCGCAGGCTCTACACTCGGAATCCCGCGACTGGCGAAATATATAAACTCGCAGGCGCAAAGGAAGCACCCGACCGCATCTGGATGTTCGACCTCATCGGCGACACCACCTACCTCGGCTACCTCCTCTACTCGGCCTTCCCCAATTCCGGAAGCGTCTTTGACGCCACCGCATGGGAGATCGTCCGAACCATCTTTAACTCCGCAGGCACAACCTCATCCGAATCCAGCGCCACCGGCGCGTGGTCTTCCAAGGAGTCCTTAAATTATGCTTAGTCCCTTATACGGCCAACTTTCCCCGCTGCGAGTGCCTACTAAGGCGGTAATCCAAGCGATTAGTTCTCCGTTGACTTTGCCAAATTTGCGTTTTTGGCTCGACGCAAACTCGGGATTATTCGATGCAACAAGTGGAGGCAATGCCGTGAACGAAAACAATTTGACGGTTGCAAGGTGGGAGGATCAAAGCGGAAATAATAGGCATTTTACACAAGGCACATTGAATAACAGACCAGTATTAAAAACATCTATTTTAAACAATAAGAATGTTTTGGAATTTGATGGAACAAATGATACTATTAGAGATTTAGGAACGGTTTCCAGTTATGCAAATTCTGAGAATGCTTATATTTTTTGCATTGTAAAAGATTTAAATCCAACCGGAGGCAATTCTCAGCATATATCTGTTTTTGTTGGGAGAGGAGTATCTGGAAGTTCACGAATGAACTGTTCCACAAGAATATCTGGGAATCTTTTTGCGGGTCAATTTCGCAAGTCAACAGAAACATTAAATATAGTATCAAGCGTATCTAATTCAAGTTTTAATGTTCTATCATATATTATTAAAGCGTCTAATGGGCAGCATGAATTAAGAAGCAACCAAAACCAAATTGCATTCGGAACATTTTCAGCCGGACCCTTTGCAAATGAGACCTCTTTAGGAAGAGCAATCGGCGGCCTTGATACTGCCGCAGCAGGGTTTTTCCTTCCAGGGCAAGTCGGGGAAGTAATTGTTGGGACGGGGCAATTAACAAATGCTCAAATTTTAGGCACAGAAGAATATCTAAAAATTAAATGGGGACTATGAATCGATTTTTTCGCACATCGCCACAAACTTACGAATTTATCCGCTCTGCAATGGATGCAGCCAGCGGCTACCCATCCACCTACGCCGATACTTGGTTCGCGCCAATCGCCGCCGCAGCAAAAGATGCAAGCGGCAACCCTGTTATCGCCGCGATTCCGCAGATTGCCGAACGCTTTGAGGCCGAGGGAGCCGAAGAAATCACCCCAGAAGAATACCAAAATCTGATGCCACAACCCGAAGAAAATTAACCCACACAAACCATGCTCGAACAAGTCTCCACCTCCGTTAAGTTCCTCGCCTTTTTTACGGCCAACACAACAGGCAAAACCGGCCTCACCGTCACTATCGACATTTACAATCCAAGCGGATCGCAAATCGTGACCGCGGGCAGCGCCACCGCTCTCGGCGGCGGGTTGTATTCCTACACGCTATCAACCGACAATTCCTCGGAGGGCGAATACGCCGCCATCTTCAAGACCACCGACTCCACCGTGGATGCCCAGCACATCCCCAGCCTCTGGGTGCTTGGCCGAGCAGGAGTCGAAAACCTCGATGCCGCGACCAGCACACGCTTGCCTTCGTCCAGCTACACCGCTCCAAGCACCCCGCCGACAGCTTCGGCTATCGCCACACAGGTGAGATCGGAGCTAACCACCGAACTCAATCGCCTCGACACAAATGTGGGGAGTCGCGCAGCCTCCGGGACGCTGGCCTCGGATGTCACAGCCATCAAGGCCAAGACAGACGGACTGAATCTGGACAGAGTAAACAACACCGCGACCCTATCGCACCTCGGCAACCTTCTTGCTCAAGCCAACAGCTAATGAACGCCGATTCGACAATGCTCGAAACGATCAGCCATGCGGCGGCTCAGTCCGACCGCTGGCTTTTCGTGGCGCTTTTGGTCATCGGCATTTCGGCTATTGGCATTTTGTTCAAATACTTCACGGCCCGCTTGGACACGCTCCAAGACCGCATGGATGGCCAGACTGCGGAGTTCGTCGCCCACCTCAAGACCGCCAACCAAGAAATGCTCGGCGTCATCGCCTCGGCCAAAGCGGTGATCGAGCGGGTCGAGCGAAAGCTGGAGTTAAAATAAGATGCCGAAGTTTGATTTCTACCCCTCCTTCAACGCCGGTGAAGTCTCGCCCTTCATCGACGCCCGGACGAGTCTGGAGAAATACCGCAGCGCCTGCCGCACTTTAGAGAACTTCCAAATCCTCCCCTATGGCGGCGTCATCCGGCGACCAGGCACGGAGTATCGCGGAGCGACCAAGTCGGCCACCACGCAGACCCGCTTGATCGGATTCAATTTCTCGACCACCACTCGGTTCATCATCGAGATGGGCGTTGGATACATGAGATTCTGGAGCGGGGCGACAGGCTTACCCGTGACCGTGGCCACGCCTGCCGCATGGACGACCGGCAGCATATACTCGGTCGGCAACTATGTGCGGGAATCCAGCGTCACCTACTATTGCAGAACCGCCCACACCGCAGGCACATTCGCAACCGATCTCGATGCAGGCCGGTGGGTGGCTCAGACGATCTTTGAGATTCCCACTCCCTACGCCACGGCCACCCACTTGCGCGAAATCCAGTTCGCCCAGATCAACGACATCATGTATTTCGCTCACGCGAACTACCCCCCCTACAAACTCTCGCGCCTCGCAGACAACAACTGGACTTTCTCCTCGGTCGTCTTCGACTACCCCCCGCTCCAAGAGCAGAACACCACGGAGACGGTCGTGAACATTTACCCGAACCCGGACACTTGGGTCGCTGGCACAAATTACATTCTCGGAGACTATGTCAAACCTCCCGCATGGGTCGCATCCACCGCCTACGCAGTAGGTGACATTGTGCGGAATGGCACCATCGCCTACGAGTGCATCACGGCAAACACCGATGCCACATTCACCGCAGCCAATTGGAGCGCCCAAAACCAAGCCAACCAGTCGTTTTACTACTACGCCATGAGCGCCCACCGCGCTGGATCGAACTTCGGCGTGGATCAAGCCGCTGGCAAATGGTCGCAATTCCCGATTCCGCTCAACGAAATGGGTAAATACTCGGTGAGCGCCGGGTCGGAACTCTTCCCGGCTTCTACCGTGGGTTCGCAAGTGGAACTCAAGTGGCAAAAGCCAAATTTTTACGCCGAGCAACTCATCACCGGGAACTATGTTTCCTCAACTCTGGCCGTGGAAGGTGGGTGGGATTTTAGCACTTCCGGCACATGGACGGCAACCATCCAAATTCTGCGCGTTCCCTCGGATGTCTTCTCGGCTGGGCGCATCGTGGCCACCGCCACGCGAAGCGGCACGGTAGTGAGCGTCTACCACCCCTTCCATGGATGGAACGATGGAGACCGCATTTGTGTGGGAGATGGCATTTCGACAAACAACTACGCCACGCACGGAACGACCATCACCGTCACCGGCACTCACACCTACACTTACACTCTGACCGGCAATACCCAGACCGGCTACCTCGACATCTACCCGGAGAACCTCACAAAAATGGAGATTGTGCGGGAATACTCCGTGTCCGCAGACCGCAATATCATCACTAGCGGAACGGAGTCCACACGCTGCGGCTTAAAAATCCGCATTCTGGATTGGGTTTCCGGCAGCGGGTCAATTGTTCAGAAGGCTCGTTTGGAGACCGACACAAAAATAACGGGAGGCATCGCCACCATCGTCGGATCGGGGCAGATCAATGTGGACAAATGGCTCGGAGAGGGACCGCGCCTCCAGCGCAACACCAAATTTTGGGCATTTAGCTCATTCTCCTCCACTCGCGGCTACCCGCGCTCGGTTGCCATGCATGAGCAACGCCTTTGCTTCGGCGGCACATCCTCCCAGCCGAATACCATATGGTGCAGTCAGATTGACAATTTTGAAAACTTTAAGACCGGCGTCACCGCAAGCGATGCGGTCCAATTCACCCTCGCCGCCTCGGAAGGCAATCGGATCAATTGGATGTATAGCCAATCCCAACTCCTCATCGGCACCTCGGGCGACGAGTGGACGATTGGCAGCGCCGATTCCTCACAGGCGCTCTCAGCCACCAATGTGCAGGCGAACCGGCAATCCTCCTACGGGAGCAAATACATGAAAGCCGCGCTCGTCAACGATGTCCTGCTTTTCATCCAGCGCAACGGACGCAAGGTGCGCGAACTTGTCTACGAACTCAACAAAGATGGATGGGTCGCGCCGGATTTGACCCTCCTCGCCGAACACATCACCAACGGCGAGATTGTCGAGATTGCCTACCAGCAACAACCCGATGCGGTGCTATGGTGCGCTCGCGGCGATGGAACCCTCATCGCCATGACCTACGAGCGCGACCAGAAAGTCGTCGGCTGGCACCGGCATGTCATCGCCGACAATGCCGATGTCGAGTCCGTGGCCACCATCTACGGCAACGGCACGGAGGACGAGGTCTGGATGGTCGTCAAGCGCACCGTCTCCGGGCAGGACTACCGCACCATTGAGCGGTTCCCGCTCCTCTGGAGAACCCACCTCGACAACCAGACCGCCAACTCATGGCGCTACCTTGATGGGTGGTCTGCCTTAGCCTCTGGCTCGGCTAACCGCACGATCTCTGGCCTTGACCGATTCGACGGCAAGACCGTCACCGTCATGCAAGACGGACAAGCTCCCGTGACCCGCACGGTCGCCAGCGGAGCGATCACCGTTCCTTTTTCAAATGCCGGTTACCTCGGCTTGCCCTACACCTCCACGCTTCGCCCCATGAAGCTCGATGCCGACTTTGAAGACGGCACCGCGCAGTCGCGCAAGAAGCGCATCCATCAAGTCGTCGTCCGCACACTCAAAAGCCGGGGGGGCGAAGTTCGCACAAATAATGGAACATGGTATGCTCTCGCCCCAACGACCACCACGGGCGACCAAAAGATCATCCTCGGCGGAGCGTTCGGCATCGACGCCGATGTCGATGTCCGCCAGACCGAACCTTACCCAATGTGCATCATCAGCATTCTTCCCAAGTGGGACGCCTACGGCAATGAGTGACATTCACATCCGCCATTACGAACCGACCGACTACGAGATGCTCTCGGAGTGGTGGCATGCCCACGGCAAGCACCGCCGCCCGGAGCCGATGCTCCCGAAGTGCGGAGTCGTCTGCGAGATCGACGGCAAGCCGGTCAGCGCCCTTTTTCTGCACATGGACAATTCCTGTGGGATGTGCATGGCCGACCATGCCGTGAGCGCCCCCGGCCTTTCCTTAAAAACCGCGATGCTCGCTTTCCGGCATTGTGTGGCTTGTCTCAAAAAAATGTCTCGCGAACTCGGCTACCACACCATGGCTGTCTTCACCTATCCCGGCATCGCTCGTCGTTTGGAATCTCAAGGATTCCGTGAATTGTCCTGCAAGCAAGTTGCCATGATCGCATCCACATTGGAGGAAGAAAAATGACAGGGGTTGAAATTTTCGCAGGAATTACCGCCGTCGCTGCCATCGCCTCGACCGGCATCACGATGTATTCGGCCAACGAGCAAAGCAGGTCTCAAGCCGCCATCGCCGAATACAACCGCATCCAGAACGAGCAGAACGCCGCATGGCAGCGCATGGCAGCGGAGCGGGCCGCGCAGGCAGATCAGTTCAATTCGGAGATGGCCATGTTCAACGCGCAGTCGCAGGCCGACCAAGCGAACATGAACAATGTCCTTGTTCAGCAACAGGCGCAGCAACTCCGCGCCCAAGCCGATGGCGAGGATCGCCAAGCCCGCGAGCAGGCCGACCGCATCCGCGCCGAGAAGGCCCGCATCCTCGGACTCCAACGCTCCCAATACGCCGCCGGGGGAGTGACCACCGAGGGATCACCTCTTGCAGTTTTGGCTGATACCGCCAACCTTTACGAAATGCAAATCGCCGATACCCGTCTCCTCGCCAATCTCTCCTCGGAGAAAAAACGCTACGAGGCCGGGATGAACGAACTTGTCGGCGAATTCAATTTGAATTCCGAACTCTTCGCCTCGGCGATGAACAAAAAAGCCGCGCAGATCAGTTTCAATGATGCCCAGTTCGCCGAGAAAGCCGCCGGGGCCGGTTACCGAATCAACATGCGCCAAGCCGCCATCGAGCAAATG